CATGACGGTATCTCCACGTACATGGTGCTGGCATCGGGTCAGGTGGCCATCGAACGGCAGATCACCATGTACCGCGTCAACAGCTACGGCATGCCCGACCCGTCATACCTCGACATCTGCACCCCGGCGACGCTCGGCTACTTCCGCTATGCGGTGTGCAGCCGCATCACCCAGCGCTTCCCGCGCCACAAGCTCGCAGGCGACGGCACGCGCTACGGGGCCGGGCAGGCCATCGTCACCCCGTCCGTCATCCGCGCTGAACTGCTCGGCCTGTTCCGCGAACTCGAAGAACGCGGCATCGTCGAGGACTTCGAGGCGTTCAAGGCGGGCCTCATCGTCGAGCGCAACGCCAGCGACCGCAACCGCGTGGACGTGTTGTGCTCGCCCGACCTCGTCAACCAGTTCAACGTGTTCGCGGCCTGCGTCCAGTTCATCCTGTAACGAGAGGAACCCCCCATGGCACAGATCACCGGCAAGGCCATCATCCGCGTCAACGGCACCGAGCTGCGGTCGCTGGACGAGGCCACCCTGAACCCCGGCGGCGTCAACCGCGAGGCGGTCAAGGGCGGCGGCAAGGTATACGGCTACAAGGAGGAGACGGTGGAGCCCAAGCTGGAGTTCGAAGTGGCTCACACGCGAGACACCAGCATCATCGACCTCGGCAAGATCACCGACGCCACGGTGATCTTCGAGACCGACACCGGCGACCGCTACGTCCTGCGCGAAGCGTGGACAGCCGAGCCCCCGGCCCTGAAGACCACCGGCGGCAGTGTCTCCATGGTCATGTCCGCCATCAGCTGCGAGAGGATGTAGCCATGCAGAACCCCATTGCCGATGCCCGCATCTCCCGCCCCGTAGACGGGGCCACGCACGACCCCGCCGCGCTCCATCAGGTGGATCTGGACCACGGGCTGGAACTGGGCGGCGTCAGCTACCGCACCATCCGGCTCCGCCAACTCTCCGCCGGTGACATCTTCGACGCGCAGGAGGCCTCCGAACGCGTGGTGGAGACCCGTAGCGGGCTCGCCCTCGTGCTGTCGCCCAGTTCCTTCGGGCGCGAGCTGCTGGGCCGTCAGGTGGCCCGGCTGGAGGACGGTGAGGGCCGCATCCATGGCGGCCCGCTCTCCCGCGCGGAACTGGCCCGGCTGCATCCGGCCGACCTCGAACGGCTTCAGGCCCGCGCCGACGCCCTGGACGCCGTGGCGGCGCTTTCCCTCGCGGAGGCGGCCGACGCACGGGGGCGAACTGATCAGGGGGGCGGCGGCGCTGGCCGTGGCCACGGCCTCTCTGGTGCGGCTGGCGGGCCTGACATACCCGGAGGCGTGCGGCATGCCACTGCCCCGTCTCTTCCGCACCCTGCGGGCGTTGCGCCCGAGAACGGGGGCGAAGGGCGATAGACCATGAGCCTGCGCACCTCGCTCATCATCGACCTCGCGGGCAACCTGGCCACCCGCGCCCGCCAGTACGCGCGTGAACTGGGAGGCCTCTCGGCGGCCGGGCAGCGCCATATGCGCGCGCTGTCCGGCGTCGCCGCGTCCGCCGGTCGGGGCATCGACGCCATGGGCAACCGTTATACCGGCTTCGTCACCGGAGTCGGGGCGTCGCTCATGGTCAGGAAGGTCGCCGACTCGCAGTTGCGCATGGTCCGTCTGGGCATCACGGCCAACACCAGCCGGGCCAAGATAGGGGAACTCAAGAAGGAGATATACGAGGTAGCCCAAGCTCCGGATGTCAGGGTCGACCCGTCGCAGATCACAAGTGCCGTCGAATCCATCATGGAAAAGACGGGCGACCTGAAGTTCGCGCAAGAGAACATACGCAACATCGGCCTCGCCCTCCAGGCAACCGGAGCCGAGGGCGGCGCCATCGGTGACATCTTCAGCGAGTTCCAGAAACAGGGGATCAAGGCCCCGGAGCAGGTACTGCGTGCCATCGACACCTTGAACGAGCAAGGCAAGGAGGGCGCGTTCACGCTGGCCAACCTCGCCGCGCTGGGGCCACGGGTGGTCACGGCCTACACGGCGCTGGGACGTTCAGGCGTCGGGGCCATGAAGGAGATGGGCGCGGTGTTACAGGTCATCCGGCAAGGCACTGGTTCCTCCGAACAGGCCGCCACGGCATGGGAGGCCATGCTGCGGACATTCAGCGACAAGGCCAAGGTCAAGGCCCTGGGCAAACACGGCGTGCAGGTCTTCGATCCCGCTGAACTGAAGAAGGGCCGCGAGGTGCTGCGGCCCGCCAACGAACTGATGCTCGACATCCTCAAGGCCGCCAGGAACAAGGCCACGAACCTCTCGACTGTCTTCGACGCCGAGGCCATCCGGGCCTTCAACGCCGTCCTCGGAGAGATACAGCGCAACGGGTCGCCCGAGTCGCTGAACCGCCTCCTTCAGGTGAGCGGAGACGGTGCGTCGCTTATCCGCGACTCAGCAGAGGCGGCCGACACGGCAAGTGCCGCCATGACCAACCTGCGTACCGCATGGGGGCAGTTCGCCGACAGCAAGCTCACGGAACCCATCCAGAAGGCCGCCGACCTGCTGAACACCTTGGGCAGCGACGATTCGCAGAAACTGCTCGACTACGCCAGCAAGGGAGTCATGGCCGTGGGCGGGTTGGTGCTGGCCCGCAAGGGATACGGGGCCTATCGCGGTCTGCGTGACATGTTCGGCAAAGGCACCTCCGGTGCCTCTCCGACCGGGGCTGCCGGGCTGGCAGGAGTTCGCCTGCCCTTGCCCGTGTACATCGTGAACAGCCAGATGTCCCTCTTGCCCGGCCAGTTGGGCGGCACACCGGACCGTCCGGCCGGTGGCGCCGGGAAGGGAACCGGAGGAACACCGGCTCCGCGTGGTGGCCGGTGGGCCAAGTGGGCCGGACGCTCGACGGCCATGGTCGCCGCGGTCCCCATGATCGTCGAAGGCGCACGAGTGCTCATGGACGAGACCGCCACCACGAAGCAGAAGGGCGAGGCCCTCGGCGCCGCAGCCGGTGGCACGGCGGGCGGCTGGGGGGGCGCGGCACTGGGGGCCGCCATCGGGACGGCCATCCTCCCCGGCATCGGCACCGCCGTCGGCGGAGCCCTGGGCGGTGCCCTCGCGGCATGGGGCGGTTCGGAACTCGGGCGCTGGCTGGGCGGCAAGGTGGCAGGCGATCCCGAAGGCGACGCCGAGGCCATCGGCGAGGCGGTGGGCCGCCGGTTGCAGGCGGCGCACAGCAAGACCGAGATCGCCGTCAAGGTCGAAGGTCCGGCCACGGCTGCCGTGGCCAACCATAGCGGTCCGGCGGATGTGGACGTGTACTCCGGTCAGGGGTGGGGAGCGTGGTTCTGATGGGCACGTGGGATACGTTGCGTCCGGCATCGTTCCGGGGCGTACCGTTCGAGGTGGAGAGTCACGACGAGACCGGCGGCCGCCGCCTCGCGCGGCATGACTACCCCCTGCGCGACCTCCCCTACGCCGAGGACATGGGGCGCAAGGCCGGGGAGTGGCGCGTCGAGGCGTTCCTCGTCCGGCGCAAGGGCGTGGATGTCGCCGACGCCCGCGACAGGCTGCGCGACGCCTTGCGCAAACCGGGTCCCGGCACGCTGGTGCATCCGTACCTGGGCGAGTTGACCGTGTGCGTGGACGACTACCGCCTGCGCGAGTCCACACGCGAAGGCGGCTACTGCTCGTTCTCCATCTCGTTCGTGGAGAGCGGCATCAACGAGAACCCCACCCGGACCATCGACACGGCGTGGGCGGTGCATGACGCCGCAGACGACGCCCAGACAGCCGCGGACGAGTCGTTCCTCGACCAGTTCGCCCCGTGGGCGGATGAACTGAAGGATGCGTCCACCGCCTTGTCGCGGGGGTTGTATGGCGTGGCGGACTACATGGGCCAGCCCGTCGGCTGGGCCGGGACGGTGCATTCGGCGCTGGAGGGGTTGCTGGCGACGCCAGAGGCCTTCACCGGGCGGCTGTCCGGTCTGCTGCGCTCGGCCGCATCGTTGGGTTCGCTGTCCACTTCGCGCTCGACCCGGCGGTCCACTTCGGTGGGGGCGCTGGCTGGCGTCCTGCCGCGTTCCGGGCAGCCCCTGACCGTCACCGAGCAGCGGGCCACCGCCCCCGTGCTCAAGCTGGTGGGCACCACGGCGGCCATAGAGTCGGCACGTGCCACGGCCGACGTGGAGTACGCCACGGCCGACGACGCCCTTGATGCCCGCGACGACGTGGTGGACGCCATCGACACGATCACGCTCTCCGGCGTTTCCGACCCGGTCTACGCCGGTCTCTCCGACCTTCGCGCGGCGGTGACCACAGACCTGACCACCCGCGGGGCGCAGTTGCCGCATCTGGCGCGGGTCACCCTGCCACAGACCATGCCCGCCCTGGTGGCGGCCTACCGCGTCCACGGCGATGCGAACCGTGATGCCGAGATCGTGACACGCAACGCCATCCGCCATCCGGGCAAGGTGCCCGGCGGCGTGCCCTTGGAGGTGCTGGATGCCTAGCGACACGGGGTTCAAACATCCGGACGTGCGGCTGGAGGTCTCCGGAGCACTGTATGGCGGGTGGACGAAGATATCCGTGCGCCGCGCGCTGGATCAGGTGGCCGGGACCTTCGATCTCGAAGTCACCGAACGCTGGCCGGGGCAGGAGTCCATCCGCCCCATCGCGCAGGGCGCCCCCTGTCGCGTGCTGGTGGACGGCACTCCCGTCATCACCGGCTACGTGGATGAAGTGGCCGCCAGCTACGACGCCACATCCCACGCCGTGGCCATCCGCGGCCGGGACAAGACCGCGGACATCGTGGACTGCTGCCCTCCGTCCACGCAATTGCCGGGTGGAGACATCGCCACCGTGGCCCGCAAGCTGTGCGCTCCATTCGGCATCAAGGTCGTCGCACAGGCCTCGGGCAAATCCGGGGCCTCCTTCAAGAGCAATGAGGGCGACACGGTGTTCGAGATGCTGGAGCAACTCGCGCGGGCGCAGGCCGTGCTGCTGACCACCGACGGAGCGGGCAATCTCGTCATCACCCGCGCCGGACAGGGGCGCGCCGGCGCGGCTCTCGAACTCGGGCAGAACATCCTGCGCTGTCAGGCGTCCCTGAGCATGCGGGAACGTTTTTCAGACTACACGGTCCGCGGACAGTCCGCCGGGTCCGACCTCTGGGGCGGTGAGTCCGCCGCCCATCCCAAGGGCACGGCGCGCGATCCGCGCGTACCCCGCTTCAGACCGTTGACCGTGGTGGCCGAACAACAGGCCGAAGGCGGCAACGCGGGACAGCGGGCGCAGTGGGAGGCCAACGTCCGCTATGGCAAGGGGCAGACCATCACCTACACCGTGGCCGGATGGTACGCGGGACAGCACCTGTGGACGCCCAACACGCTGGTGCAGATCCGCGATGCGTTCGTGGGGTTGTCCGATACATGGCTCATCACCGGGGTGACGTGGCGCATGGATCAGGATGGCTGGCTGTCGGAACTGACGGTGAACCCCCGCGAAGCCTACGACACGACGCCGCTGGCACCGCGCAGGAAGAAGCAGAAGGACGACGGCGACTGGAACAAGGGGACGGACTGATGCAGGGACTCCACAGACTGATAGACCCCCTGCGCCGCCGCATCGCCACCATGGTGGGCCGGTGCATCCTGCACGCCGTCAACGCCGCTACCGGCATCCAGACCGTGCAGGTGCAGGTGCTGGCCGACGAGGTGATGGACGGCGTGGAGCACATGGAACCCTATGGGTTCACCTCGCACCCCCAGCCGGGGGCCGAGGGCGTGTTGCTGAACGTGGCGGGACAACGTGGTGCCGCCGTTGCCGTGTGTCTCGGCAACCGGCTGTTCCGCCTGAAGGGGCTGAAGGCTGGCGAGGTGGCCCTCTACACCGACGAGGGCGACGTCATCCACCTCATGCGCGACAGGCGCATCAAGGTGTCGACGCTGCACCTCGAGGTGGAGGCGCAAGAGGATGTGACCATGACCACGAAGCGTTTCGGCGTCACGGCCACCGAGGGGGTGTCCTTCAACACCCCGGCGTTCACGTCGCGCGGTGTGGGGGGCGGCGCATGCGCGTCACGCATGGAAGGCGGCCTGCACGTCACCGATGGCGTCACCAGCGATGCGGACATGCAGGCCGGAACCGTGAGCCTGCGCCACCACGTGCACCCTGAAAACGATGGCGGCGGCCCGACTTCCCCGCCTGTGGGGGGCTAGATGGCCGATGTGAAGTTGTTCTGGAAGGAGTGGGGCGGCGACTGTGCCATCCGCGGCGGCGACCTCGCCGCCGAAGACGGGCTGACCACGGCGGTGGTGCTCTCGCTGTTCCTCGACCGCCGTGCAGAAGCAGACGACATCCTGCCCGACGGCAGCGGCGACCCGCGCGGCTGGTGGGCCGACACCGTGGCCCCTGCCGCGGACGGCGACCGGGTGGGGAGTCGCCTGTGGCTGCTGCACCGTGAAAAACAACTGTCCGAAGTGCTGCGCCGGGTTCGGACCTATGCGGCCGAGGCCCTGCAATGGCTCGTCGATGACGGGGTGGCCCGCACCGTGGACGTGGAGGCCTTCATCCCCCGTGACGGCTGGCTGGGGCTGTCCATCACCGTCACGAGAAAGAACGGGGCCATCGTCCCCCTGACCTTCAACCTGCCCCGTCAGGAGAACGCCCATGCCGTTTGACCGCCCCACACTGGCCACGCTCGTCGGAAGGGCGCAAGCAGACATCGAATCACGACTTCAGGGCACGGATGCGGCGTTGCGCCGCAGTCTGGCCGGAGTGCTGGCCCGCATGGACGCGGGGCTCGTCCACGGGCTGTACGGCTACCTTGACTGGCTGGCCTTGCAGGTGATGCCCGACACGGCGGAACAGGAACACCTCGAACGCTGGGCCTCAATATGGGGGGTGCGGCGCAAGGGGGCCAGCGCGGCCACCGGCATGGTGACCTGCGCGGGTTCCGCGGGGGCCATGCTGCCCCTCGGCACGCTGTTCCAGAGGGCCGACGGTGTACAGTACGCGGCCACGACCGACGTGCTGTTCGGCAGTGCCGCTGCCGGAGTGCCCGTGCGGGCCGTGGTGGCGGGCAGTGCCGGGAATCTCGACCCCGGCGGGGCGCTGCAACTGGTGTCCCCGGTGCTGGGGGTGGCGGCCCAGGGAACCACCACCGGGTTGAGCGGCGGCGCTGACGAAGAGTCCGATGCCGCGTTCCGAACCCGCCTGCTGGCGCGTATCGGCAACGCACCGCACGGCGGCGATGCCAGCGACTATATCACATGGGCGCTGGAGGTCTCCGGCGTCACCCGCGCGTGGTGCAACCCCCGCGAGATGGGGGCGGGCACAGTGACGGTACGCTTCATGATGGACGGGACATATGACGATGGCGTCCCCACACCCGACGACGTGGTCCGTGTGAAGGCCCACATCGATGCCAACCGTCCGGTCACGGCCGAGGTGTTCGTGGTCGCCCCGACCCCCGTACCGCTCGATGCGCGCGTGGCGATCACCCCCGACACCCCCGCCGTGCGCATCGCCGTCGAGGCGTCGTGGCGGGCCGCCATCGTCCGTGACGCCGTCCCCGGCGGCACCATCCACCTCAGCCGACTGCGCGAGGCCGTATCCATCGCCGCCGGAGAGTTCGACCATGTGTTGCTGCAACCCGTCGCCGATGTGGCGGCCGCGGCAGGGAGCATCATCGTGCCCGGCACGTTGACGTGGGAGGTCGCATGACGGCCGACTATCTGGCCCAACTGGTGGCCTTGCAGCCTCCCGGCGCGGCCCTGCCCACCGATGCCGACAGCACATGGCGGCACCTGCTCATGGCGCTGGCCGACGAGCCGACCCGCGTGGACAACCGCGCCGAAGCGCTACTCCGCGAGACGGACCCGCGTCAGGCGACCGAACTGCTCACGGACTGGGAACGGGTCTGCGGGTTGCCCGGCGAATGCTCGGCAGGCACGGGGGCGCTTCAGGAGCGCAGGGCCGCCGTGGTGGCCACCCTCACGGCCGTGGGCGGCCAGACCCCGGCCTACTACGTGCGTGCCGCCGAGGACCTTGGCTACGCCATCACCATCGACGAGTTCCGACCATTCATCGCCGGGCTGTCGCGCTGTGGCGACGATGTGCTGAACGGCCCGCACGAGGTTCGCCACGTGTGGCGTGTCACCGTGCACGGCCCGCGCGTCACCATGTTCCGCACCGGGGCCAGCGCCACGGGCGAGCGCCTGCTCGACATCGCGGACGCAACCGAACTGGCGTGCGTGCTGCGCCGGTTCATGCCCGCTCACACCGAACTAATCATCGCCTACGAGGAGGCCCTATGAAGTACGTACCCCCCATCGGCGCGAATGCCGACGCGCCCTATGTGGATGGCAACCCCACGGCAGGCATCAAGGGCAGCCCCGTTCCGGCGGCGGCCATCGAACACCCCATGCGCGAGATCATGGCCGTCATCACCGGGGCGGGTCTCGTGCCGGATGTGGAGCAACTCGACCAGCTTAAGGCCGCCATCGCGAAGATGATCGCCGACCGGGCATCGCTGGCCACCACGGAACAGGCGGGGCTTGTGGAACTGGCCACCTCGGCGGAGGTACTTGCGGGCACGGATGCCGAGCGTGGCGTGACCCCCGCCACATTGGCGAACCTGCTGAACAACCTCACCACCCCAGCACAGTTCGCGAACGACAAGAAGGCCGCTACCACGGCGTTCGTGCAGCGGGCACTCGGTAACGTCGCCGGGATTAACGGCTACGCGGCGAACACGATCCTTGGAGCCCTAGACTGCGGTAAAATCGTCTTCGCACAAGGGGCGGGGTTGACGTTCACCTTGCCGCTGGCGTCGTCCGTCCCTCGGGGGACGGTGATCGAGATCTACGGGAACGGGGCGGGCGTCACCGCTGCGCGGCAAGGCGCAGATACGCTGGTTAACGGTCTGGCTGGCGGTGCCGCCACAAGCATCGCCATTGGGGGCTATGACAGCGCCCGGTTCGTGGCTGTGTCGAGCGCATGGTACGTGCTGGGCGGCTCTGTGCATCTCGCCGGAACGTCGAACATGAACGCCAGCCTGAACTCCAACGGTTTCCAGCGGTTTCCGAGCGGACTGCTCTGGCAGTGGATGCACATCACCGACGCAATCGCCGCAGGGGGCAACAGGGTGCTGACGTTCCCTTACGCCTTCCCGGCGTCGGTGCTGTTCGCGCATGCGACAGCCCGTCACGGCCAGCAGGCGGGCGCGGGCGCTCTCTCCGTCGTCATATCCGGCTTGCAAAGCGTGACCGTCTACAACAACGGGTCTGCCACCGTGAACGGTGCGTTCCTAACTGCACTCGGCTTCTAGGAGGAAAGGATGATCTACTATTCGCCCCAGACCGGCGGCTTCTATGCCGACCATCTTCATGTCCACATTCCCGCCGACGCCGTAACGATCACCGGCGAAGAACACACCGCACTATTCGAGGCGCAGGCACGGGGCCTTGTCATCCAGCCGGACAGCACAGGGCGGCCCGTGGCCATGGCAGCACCGGGGCCTTCACTGGCTGACGCCAAGGCCGCCAAGCGTGCGGCAATCGCCGCCGGGCACGATGCCGCCCTCGCGGGTGTGGTGGCCATCTCCGACCCCACGTCCACCGTGGTGGCTGTTGAGGCTGCGCTGCTGGCCACCACCGACCCCACCGGACTGGACTACGCCCGGCAGAAGCTGACCACACGCCGGGCAGAACTCGAAGCGATGGTCGACGCTGCACAGACGGTGGAGGCCGTCACGGCGATAGTGGTGAGCTATCCGGTGTAGGTGTAGTCGTATACGTCCCTGCAAAGACAAGCGGCAGGGGGCTACCGTTAGCTCTTGATCTCCTTGAGTTCATGGTGCCCGATGGAGGCGTCGGCTGCGGGCGCTATCCCGTCGACAACGTACTTCGGGCTTTCGGGTTGAGCGAGATTGAACGAAACGGCAGGGGTAACGCTTTCGAGTTCCAGCGGACAGGCGTCCATCGTGCATCCGAAGAAGACTTCTCGTTGGGGAGGTAAGCCGGACAGGTAATCTACGATATAGCCAGCGGTGATACGACTCTCGTGTTCCGGCCCCGCACCAAACTCGCTCAACTCGCTCAATTCGATCTGGAGACTCTCAGGACCACGTATCTTGAATCTGTAGAAGATGAGCGTTCTGGCAGTCCAACGTGAACTTCCGAAGGTTACGGGAGTATCACGGGGGAAGCGGCTCAAATCCTTAAGAAGGGAACCCACGGTGAGCTTGTGCTTCTGTGAATCGGCCATGCTTATGATGACTCCTGCAGTAGGTAAAAGGAACAGGCGGGGGCGTTAGAGCGCCCCCACTGGCCCGGTGCGACAACACCGGACCACGGCCCCCGGAAAGGCCGACCCCTTCCGGCTCGATCCGCTGCTCCAGTATCGGACGGGGGGAGTTTCCTCCCCCCGCAATCCTCATGAGGGGATACCGGAAGTGGTAGCAGGTCGCGACCACAGGGCGCAACAACCTTTCGCATAATGGAACGCAAAGAGACACGCTGCGCACACTGCAACCGACTCCTGTTCACCGGCGAGGCGCTCGACCTCGTCATCAAATGCCCCCGATGCGGGGCGTACAACCATGTGAGGGCCATGAGCCCCGTCCCAGAGCCCACGAGGCCGCACATGGAGAAACGATGTGGCTCCACATCCCCGACACCGTAACGGCATCGCCCTCTGCGCAGGAGCAGGGGGACTCGAACTCGGACTGCATCTGCTGCTGCCCGGATACCGCACTGTTTGCTGGGTCGAGCGCGACGCATACGCTGCGGCCACTCTCGTGGCCCGGATGGAGGACGCGGCGCTGGATGACGCGCCTGTCTGGTCTGACCTGCGCACCTTCGACGGCGGAGCGTGGCGTGGCAAGGTGGATATCCTCACTGCCGGTTACCCGTGCCAGCCATTCAGCGCAGCCGGACTGCGCCGTGGCACCGAAGACCCCCGGCACCTCTGGCCCGAAGTTGCCCGCATCCTCCGGGAGACGGCCGCCCCGGTGCTCGTCGCGGAGAACGTCCTCGGACACCTCTCCCTCGGCTTCGACTCGGTCCGCGAAGAACTACAAGCTATGGGCTACGACGTTGCAGCAGGCCTCTACAGCGCGGCAGAGGTCGGCGCACCGCACATCCGGCAGAGACTCTTC